TGTCTTGCGTTCGTCTAGCTCGTATTCACCAATGGCATCCAAACTGTAACTGTGTCGTTCTTCGTATGTGTACTTGCGATACAGTTGCATATAGTCCATATGTACACGACCAATTAGATCATAAGTTTCTTGTTCAGCACCAAAGCGTTCAAACACACGTTTTTTAGGATACTGATTCCACAAGCACATTCTACGAGTGTCATCCTTGCTGAGAACTCTAGTGATACGATTGATGGTGTAAGGTATATCAAAGCCTTCTGAGTTCCACCCTGATAGTGCATCGGCATCTTCGATCAAGTCTAAGAATACTTTCAGCATGTCTGCTTCGTTGTCAAATAACATACAGTTTTCGAATGCAGCACAGATTTCTTCTGCTGTTTCCTTGCTCATGTGCTTGGGTGGAATAACCAGAGTGACCATTTGTTCTAGCCAACCCAAGTATACTGATATGGCCGTGATTGGATTGAATGGATCGTCGGGTCGACTAAAACCACGTTCTGGATCAAAGTCTACTTCGATGTCAAAAAATGCTGTGTGTAGTCGAGGGCCGTCTTGCCCTTTGTAGTTTTCTTCTAGGCAACGAAAGATTGGATTGATATCACTTTCGTATAACTGCTTGCCTGATTGAATACGCATTTCCTTGCGAAACTCTTTGTTGTTGCGTGTTGAGAAACGACTGACAGCATTTCCATAGATTGATTGAAACTTGCCTCTGGGGTCATCATAATAGAAAATATAGTTGGCTGGATATTCGCGATACTCTCTGCGTCCATCCTTGCGCTCAACTACATGTATACGATCGTGTTCACGATCAAATAAGGCATCAATATAACTCATCTATCTCCAATTATGGCTGGTAGGCCGTGATTCATGTTCGTAACGTGAACGACTCTGCTAATACTTAGTTTGTTATTTGTTCGTTAATAATTTTTCTTTTTTTGCCTTGCCGTCTTATGTCTACAGTAAGGCAATGTACTCCAGAATCCCAAAAGCCTCTAGTTCTCATTTCTATCGGAATCCATTCAATTTTATGTTTTTTAAACCATTGTTGGGTGTGTTGATCCGGCATACCCGTTGTAATAATAAGATCATTGTTTATCATTAGAGAGTTTACTTCAAACACTGTTTCGTGAGCACACCCAATCCAATCCATGGCAAAGTTCTCAATATACCGATTGAAAGCTGGATATAAAGTATCAATTCCTTCTACCCACCAAGTTTTTTCTTTGGCGTTGTTAAGGTGGGTAAATTGATTTGAGATTCGTTTAGGTAAATGAAAAATGTCCCATCCTGGAAATTCATTACTGTAATCGTGTTTCCAATGACTGGTCAAAATACGCCCAGTTCCTGCAGCACAAAATACACTGTCGGCATGACCGTCGGTGTTGCAAACAATAACGTTGTAATCTTTGCTCCAAATTGGAATTATTGTTTGTTCAAGTGATTCCCAGCTGTGTAGATGACTGATTCGATCAATTAAAATGTCCTGGCCTATTCTTATAATACTAGGTGGAATAATTTCGCCAAACATTTCATTGAACTGTGCAGAAATAACAACACTGCCTTGTGATTGATATTCATCTAAGTATGATTGCCATGGATCTTTTTGATATAAATTTTGCAAATGATACAATGTATTGCCTAACACTATGTTGTTATCTCTTGGTGCTATAGGTGGTTTCAACAAGGTACCACGAGAATCTAGGTAATCTTCAACCTGAGTAAATTCTGGGCGACAAACTTTGATTCCTAGAGATTTTAATACTGTTTGAAATTTATCTAGATCATCATGTGTTATGTCAGTAATGCGTTCAAACACTGAACGAATTTTTGGCTCAAAATTTTTGTAAAATTCTGCAGGGTAACAATCCCCTAGCCAAATTTCGTCCAAAGGATCGTATTGGCAATGAACACAAACTCTGCTCAAAGAGTCTTGCCTACGGTGACCAAAATTTGCTCAAGCAATTCGTGATCTGATTGCTCTTGACCAAAGCTGGCTTTGTGAGCAAGTTTAACTGCTTTTTTAAGAATAGCAGGTTTGATTTCCATTTCTTCTGCTACAGCTTTGATAGTATCGTTTAGTCCACCTGACAGTGTTTCGATTTCATGCATGACCTGCATGCCTTCGTTGATGATTTGAGTAAGTTTGACTTGTTGTTCTGCTGTGAATACGCGATCTGACATAGGTTTCTCCTGTTGGTAATAGATTAATTATACAGGATTGTTGTGCGTAATGCAAGTAGTTTGGTAAAGCTCACTTTATAATTTCCGAGTAGCGAATTCGTACTTTCAAGCCCAGCAGCCGGGCGCCCTCGCAACTAGTGCGGTCCTAAGGGTGTTTTTTACTTGATTCCGATTACCATATAACGATGATATTCGGTTTCAGGATCTTGTAATTGCATGGTTCCTTGATACAGTACCTGACTCAATGGAAATCTATCTAGGATGTCTTGAACACTGTGATATTGTTCTCCTGGGTCTTGATCTCTAGCTTGCATTACAACCATGGTGCCTGCGGGTATACGATCAAACCATTGATCTTGGGCCATGTTGGTCAAACTGACATTGATCACAGCGTCACCACGACCTACTTGCCTATAATCCAACTCATTTGCATCTCGGAGCATGTGCTCAACATTGTCGGCACCAACACTGGTCAACATGCGTTGGCTCTGTGCCAATCTTTCTGGATCGATGTCCACATTGATGATTTGGTCCACACCAATCATGGGTTGTAAAGTGTTGTACAATGCCAAGTTGCCGTACCAAGAACCCAACACATACATAGTGAACAATTGTGGAGCAATCTTGGCCAACTCAGTCAACAACCATACTTTGCTTGTGGTCAAGTCGCGAGTAAAACTACCAGCCAGCGTGGATCCACTGCTTTCGTTGATTAGGTCCTGAATCCTCATGCTTCGCTGTAGGGATTCACAGGTCGGTCAGTGCCATCTGGTTCTGGCAACACAGGATAACGATCTTGCGTGGCCAACTCTGGATCATTCCAGACATTGCGATTGTTCAAGATTTGTTGACGTTGTTGATCAGTCACGTATTGGTCCGCCTTCGACCCAGGCATCACATGTTCTTTTTGCAGCGCATTTGAATTTTAAAAATTTACAATAGCCCAAATCGCCAGCATCAATGGTGCTCATAGGATCTGACCCTGGTTCCGAACCAATACCTCGGGCAATACAGTCCAGCATGTCTTCTGTGATATCAAATGCCGCACAGTTGCCACAACGATTGGCTTTTACTGAATCTATATCGTCAGTGTTCCACTTGTCTGCTAATTCTTGCCAATATTCATCGTTGGGTTCCGCAGGATTCAGTGGGCCATAGTGATATTCGTCTATGGCTTTTTGACGATTTTTTAAGTTGAGCTCAATACTTTGGGTGGCTGGAGGACATCCCTTTTCAAGAGCTTCCAACATGTTGATCAAATCTCTCATGCTAGATTTTCTGCTCTTAATTGAGCTCTTAGCAATACCTTGGCTTCGGTCAATGTTGCAGCCACTATTTCAATCACTCTGTCTGAGTTTGATATATTAAATTTGTATGTCTTCATTTTATTTTCCAGCCTTTGCTAGGGCTGCTCCTTTGTTGAAACTGGGCGACCATGGACTCATTCCATCTACGCCGCCCTGTGCTCTTGACCAGTTGTATCCGGCTCTGTGACCCGAACAGTCTTTGGTACATTCACTGCCTAAAAAACTCAACTCATCCAACTGATCCTTGAGAAAGGTATCAGCAAATGCCTTACACAACTCTCGAATCTTTGTGTTGCGTGTATATTGTGTATGAAACTGTTTGCCTTCGAATGTTTGAGCAGGATCTTTGTAGCCACAATAAACCTTGTGTACACCGTGCTGTTCAACCAAGTCTTGACAACTTTCTCCTTCACGTTCTGCCATGGGTTCGTTGCAAGGACTCAGTGTGGTTATCACAATACTGCCTGCAGGAACGGACCCAAATCTAGCAATGTATTTATTGATTGCTGCACGTTCTGCATGTACTCGCCGGCCAGATTGTGCAGGATGATTGATTCCCACCACACAGTTGTTGTCGGGATCCAACACTGCAGCGCCGACCATGCCCAAGTTTTGATTTTTGTACTGTCCTTGAATCACCAGTTCACACAGTTTTGTCAAGATTGAATCTAGCTTATCATGATTGTGAATTTGGAAGTCGGACATTTTCATTTTTGTTCACGTACCTTGGTAGCAACATTCTTTGCCTTGCCCCTACGTTCAGGATTGGGATCTTGTCTACGTTTTTTGGCAGCACTGGCGGCACGACCTTTTTTGCCTAGAGCCTGTGCTTTTGATTGTGGCAAACATTTTGGCTTGCCTTCTTTGCTGGATCCTCTGGCACAGTCGCCACGAATCTTGCCATCAGGGCCAAAGCGTACCCACTTTTCTCGGAACCACTTGCGTAGGTCTTCTTCTAACTCGGATTCATCCAACTTCTTTTCCAATCCTTGAACACGGGTAGTTTTATCTGGCTCAGGTGCCAATCTCTTTTGAGTATCGGGCATGAACTTGTCGATGCTCTTGATAGTCAATGGACCTAGTACTCCGTCAACATCTAAATTGGCGTCGAATTTGTTGTTTAAGAAATTTTGAATTCTACGAACTTTTTCATTGCTTATTTGATCTTCGTTGGTTTTCTTGTTTTTCACACAGTTAGGATATTGTTTGCCAAACATGGTCTTCATACCTTCTTTGTGATAACCTTTCCAGCAGGCCTCAAGGATCTCGCGATATCTCATTTTTTTGTCTTGTTGCCCCAGTTGGCAACACCTTTTTTGCGACACTGAACCAACGCACCTGATGCATAAGCCGACGGCCAAACTTTGTATCGGCTTTTTACTTTGTGATAGCAAGCATCTTGTTCTTCTCGTAATTTATCATCTAGATCTTGATAACCATATCCACGTCCGGAAATTTTTATAGGGCTTGAACTTGCAACACTGGCTTTGTCGTTGTCACCATAGAGATCATCTTCAAGATTTTCGATACGGTTGCTGACTGTGCGTTGAAAACTTCTCAAATTAGGAACGCCTTTGAATTGAAAGCGATCCAGCTCTTGGTTGCGTTTGCTGATGGTCGCAGTTCTGGTAGCAGGATTGTATTCAACCACAAAACTCTGCATCACCATCTTGGCTGGAATTTCTTGTGTTTCTTTTACAGGAGCCTTTGTAGAACCATATTGTGATTTCATCAACTCTTCACTTAATTCATCAGCAAATGGCAAATACCAGAACCAGTTTTGAAAACCGCCTGGGTTGGTATCATAGTCCATGTGAGCACGATTTCTGGCCCCG